CATGCATGACGGATGTTTATCACGCCAAGGAATCATTAAATCTCCATTCTTTTTTGTTATGTATTTTATAGCCTTGCGTATTTTGTCATAAGTGCTATTCTCTTTTTCCCATATATCATCATCTCGCACATACATCACTTCTCTCTTGTAGTCGCTACAATGAATCGGTCGTTTATAAACGTCCATTTCATTCAGTTTTCTTATAATGATTTTACTGATACCCTCCACATAGCCAAGTTCTCCCACATCTTCCAAATCTGATAGTTGTAGCGTCATTGAATTAACAAAATCCATAATGTTCATAGCATCCTTGCATTTTTCATTTAGAAATACTTGCATGTTGAATGTTTTGTTGTTGTTGTTATTATTACTATTTATCGTATTATTATTATTTTTACAAACATCAATCATCTTTTGATTCATTTGTGTTTGCATTTCTAATGTTTGTTTTTGAAATGCATTATGTTGTTTTTGTATTTCTTCATTATTAGTCATTAATTTAATGACCAAGTTAGTTAAATGCACTACTTCGGCCGACTTTTGTGTTAATTCGTTATCTACTACATTTTCATTGTCCTTATTTTTTGGTATACACTTTTTTTCATGATACCATAAACTATGTCGAACCTTATATCCTTTTTCGCAATATTTACATACAAAGGGATATTCTGGATTTTTTTGTTCTAAATATTCTAAATTATGGTTATTTTGATGTTTGCGTGTAATACAATGTTTTTTAAAATCTTTTTTGTTACTTGTAGTCAGGTTACATTTTTCACAACTAAAAAAGAGGAGATTTTTTGGGATAATTATGTTCATACTATTCTATATACTATAGAATATAAAAATCCCTAAATAGTTTTCGGCAAAATATGATTTTTTTTATCGTAACAACAAAAAATATTTAATTTTGGAAATGAGAGCATTATGGTCACAAGTCACTTTTTCACCTTTTTCACAGAGGGGGCTCGGCCATTTCTGAAAATGGACATTTATAAATGTCCAAAACGGGAAACTCGCGGTCGGCCACAGATTCGCTTTTTTTTCGTTTTTGTGAATTTATTTTTATAAAATTGAATTTATAAAATTGAATTTATAATATATATATTAACCATAACAAACACTATCCCAGTAATCATGAGTTACTACAATAATATGCGAAGCAAAATCAATAACGAGTTTGATGATCTGATTATGAAATTTATTAATAAAAATTCATATAGACCATGGAATTGGTATGGCATTTCTAAAAATCCAAATATAACTATGAATATGATTAAGGAAAATATGGATAACCCATGGAATTGGTATGGCATTTCTAAAAATCCAAACCTAACTATGGATATCATTGAAACAAATCCACATAAAGAATGGGATTGGTATGGCATTTCTAAAAATCCAAATATAACTATGGATATCATTGAAACAAATCCTGATAAACCTTGGAAATGGGATTGGATTTCTTTAAATCCAAATATAACTATGGATATCATTGAAAATAATCCTGATAAACCTTGGAATTGGAATAATATATCCAGCAATCCAAACTTAACAATGGATATGATTGAAAAAACTCCTGATATTTTTTGGGATTGGTATAGTATTTCTGAAAATCCAAATATAACTATGGATATGATTGAAAGAAATCCTCATAAACCTTGGGATTGGCATGGTATTTCATGCAACCCAAACTTAATTATGGATATCATTGAAAAGAACCCTTATAAAAATTGGGAATGGTATGGTATTTCTAAAAATCCAAATATAACTATGGATATCATTGAAAAAAACCCAAATAAACCTTGGAATTGGCATGGTATTTCCTGCAATCCAAACCTAATTATGAGTATGATTGAAAAAAATCATGATAAACCTTGGTCTTGGTATCGTATTTATCATAATTCAAATATAGAACTGAATATCCTTGAAAAAAAAATAGGTAATCCTTGTTATTTCTCAGATATTTCTATAAATCCAAATATAACAATGGATTTGATTGAAAAAAATCCCGATAAAAATTGGTGTTGGACTTCGTTGTCCTACAATCTATTCACAAAAGATAAAGAATTGTTTATGAAAAAAAATATAGATAGCATTTAGAACATGGATAAGCGCAAATAAAAAAATCGGCGTTTGAATTGTAAAATAGTTTCAACGCGGATTTTTTATAACATACAAATCGATTTAGTAAGCGGTTTAGAAAGATGAATTTTAAACTTATCACTATTTTTTATTTTGTTTATGTCAGTTAACAAGAGTTTTGTATGCGCGTAAATTGCCACATCACCAAGCATTCCATCACCTCCTGTATAGTAACGTAATAAATTATCCTTATCGTAAACCCTCCATCTGATAATGATATTCATATTTGATATTTTTTTATTAATATCTTTTTCATTAATTAAATTGTATATATCGTAAAGAATTACTTGTTTTTCATCTTGACTTACACTTTTGTCAATTTCAATAGTGAGGATGTGAGAGAAATTTCCATAGTTGTCAATATTATTCATTTTGTATATATAGTTTTAGATAAATTTATTTAATATCAATTTTATTATTTATTTACCTTTTTCTATAATTGTTGCGATGAGTCATTGTATTTTTACGAGGAATATATGTTTTTTTATAAGCCGCATGGTTTGATTGTTTAGGGGTTTTAATTCTACGATTTTCTTCAATATAATAAATTTCATAAATATTTTCCATAATTTCCTCGTCTTCTTCAACCGCATTGTGTGAAGACTTACTATATGCGATTTTTAAATTATGGAAAACGCGATCTAGTGCTTGCGTAACGTCATATTGGCGATTATTTTTCATTGAAATTAATTCATGTGCAAATCTTTTTAAACTATAATAATGTATATTAATACTTCGACGACAATAACAACACCGATGTAGCGATGTAAACGCTTCATTTGGTTCAACCTCTTCAGATTGACATTCTTGTTCGTTTTTAAATATTTTTTCTAAACAAGCGGGATGAAATTTTTTATGGCATGGGCTGCTACATATAATTGCCATTTTATTTATTTTTTGATAACAAATACTGCATTCATTCCCTTCTTGAAGAGTATTGTTGAAAATAAGATTAATTTGCGTCGACATTTAGAAATTATATAAATTTACTAAAGATGAGTTGCTATTATAACTATTGTAATAATGTTTTCAATTTTTTGCAATATTTATTTATTTATTTATTTATTTATTTATTTATTTATACGTAATCATCCGTTTAATTTTTATTATATTTTTTTAATACTATAATAAAGAATGAGTTTGAAAACGATCAAAGTAAATCCTTCTTTTCTTGGACCAAGTAGTAAAGGATTAAACCTGAGTAAAACCAGAAAAGTAAAACCAGTAAAACCAGTTGAACCAATGAATACAAATAATGTAAGAAGTAAATTAATGAAGCGCATTAAAAGTTTCCAAAGTGAAAATGTTAATGCGAATATTAATGTAGAAACGGATACAAACGCCCCAATAATAAATAATACATTTGACACGGCCTTTGAATTCTTGAATAATTTAGAAAGTGTTAATAATAATAAAAAGAAAAAGCATAATTCAACAAAAAAACAAAATCATGAAAAAAGACCGAATACACATATGGATATAGCGACCGAACTTCCACCAGAACTAGATTGGAATATTATTGCTCCGGTTGCGTCGGTTCTGCCTGTATATGATGTGTCTGCGTGTGATCTCTCTGCGTGTGTTCCGGTTGCGTCGGTTCCGGTTACATGTGCTCCGCATGTTATTCCTTATGTAACCTGGAATGCACAATCATTGCCTTCTTATAGCAATTTGAAGGGTGGAGGGACTAAACCGACATATCGCAATTGGTTGCGCGGTACACAAAAAAATAGACATATCACAAATAATAAAGTATTAGAAGAACCTGAACATATATCTAATTTAGAACAACTTCCTCCCGTAGCAGTTCCATACGCTCCTTCTATTATATCCAAACGTAGACGTATAACAAGGACTTCAAAATATAAATTAGGGAAACACCTCGAGGGTAAAATATCGATTTTAATAAAAAATGCACAAACACGTCGCAGAGTTCAAAAAGAACAAGCGGAATTAAAACAAAAAGGTATTTTAGAAATTAAAAATTATCTGCGTAGTAAGAATCTGTTAAAAACTGGTTCAGAGGCACCCAACGATGTGTTACGTCATTTGTATGAACAGAGTATTTTGGCTGGATTAATTGAAAATAAATCAAAGGAAAATTTAATTCATAATTATTTCAATGATGAAAAATAATTATAATATTATATTATTTTATATAATGCCGCAAGGAAACCCTTTAACAAGAAATGGAAAAGGTAGAAAAGCTATAAGAAATAAAAACAAAACTCGTAAAGGAAATAAATCACCAAGATACGCAAGTTTAAACCCCAAACCCCAGAGTTCTAAACTATTGACGAACTACGCAAGATTAATTAGAAAAAACTCGGGTTCTAAAGCAGTTGGACCACGAAAACCTACTTATGCATTAGCCGGAACACGACGAAAACATACTTATGAAGAAGTTGGACCACTACAAAAAGAACATACTTATGAAGTAGTTAAAACACGAGAACCTATTTATGCAGAAATTAAATCACTAGAACCTATTTATGCAGAAGTTGGAACACCACAAAAAGAACATACTTATGAAAAATATCGTAATACGAAATCGATGGGCGATGATTCAATTACTAATCGTGATGCGGGTATAAAAACCCAATATGAAGACATAGAGTCACGATTATCTCAAAAATCAAAAATTAGTAAAAGAGCTCAAGCTATACTAGCTAAACAAGTAGCACCACCACCACCACCACCACGGAAAAAATACCCCCTTAATAATTGAAATAAATGGATGAGACATTTAACAAATAATAATATTTATTTTAATTAACATATGGCCTTCATATTTTTCACGCCATTTTTATAATTACTTTTTAATTCATAACTTTCAGAATTTATCAAGCAATTTGATGCATCTGTTTGTATCGTTGTTGGTATGAAATTAAAATTTTTATTATATTTTACACCATTACTTTTAACCGAATTTAAATGTATTGATGTAGTTGCATTATGAAATTCTTTCGAAATCGCTAGTTGTTTTTTTAACGCAATATAATCACTTGAATCTACCCTTTCAAATAATTTACTAGTAGATGACATTTATACTATATATTAATACTATATATTAATACTATATATTAATTACAACTCAATTAATGGTTCTATAGTTGACATATCTTCCTTAGGATTTAATCTCATGATGGTTTCGATAAGACACCATTTATATAATTCTAATCTCTCATTATAACAATGTATCGTTGGTTCAAAATCACGATTAATCCTTGTAATTGGGTTATATAATTTCCACCCTCCTTCAATAAGAGGAGTTGTATCTCCTATTTTAGGAGAACGTTCTACTCTAATAGTGCAATCTTTCAAGTAATGAACTTCACCAAATGAGAGATAATTATTCCATATTTCCAGAGCTTGGTTAACGTTATTATTATCCATACATTCTTTACAATAAATATATCCCATTTTTTCTTCCAATACTACATGCGTTATGTAAGATACACCTTGCGGGTTTTCACAAAACATACAATTATTAGACATTTGTATCATTGTCAATCGTCGCGGATGAATATAATTTTTTTCGGCTTCTGGTAGGGCTTCATCTTTATTAAAGAACATTTTATGATTTTAATATATAATACATAAATATGTTTATACCTTTTTAGATTTAAACCGCAGATTATTTTACAATAAAATTGAAATAAAGTATAGTATTATTATTATTTATATTATATATAATATGGAATTAAATGAACTTATTTCACAAGTTAAAGAAAATAATAATTGGAAAAGTGAAAGTAGAATAGTTGGTGAGGCGTGTGAATATTATGTAAAAAACAATATAAATTGTGTTAGATGTAATAATAAAAATTTTGAAAAATGTAAAACAAATGAAAAATCAAAAGATTTAATTTGTATTACTTGTAATCAAAAATTTCAAATAAAAGCAAAAAGTGCTACTCATAAACAAATTAATATTATTAAATGTAAAAATAAATTTAAGACTATTGGCGGTGAATATTCAACCACATTAAACAATATTGATGAAAAAATAGATTACTTAATTGTTTTATATGAAAAACATTCTTATAAAATATTAAATGTTTTATACATAACAAATGAAAATATAAATTCTAATTGTATTATACCAAGAAACCCATTATCTTCAACTGCTAAACGAGCCGGATGGCAAGGATGTAATATAATATTTGATAATATACAAATAATAAAATAAAATCGGTGTTTGAAATGTAAAAAGGTGTAAAAGAAAAGAAAAAAGGAAATAATATTTTTTTTATTTAATGAAAGATTGAAATACTTATTTGTATTAAAAGAAAAGAAAAGATTGAAATACTTATTTGTATTAATGAAAGTAAAAGAAAAAAGGTAATAATATTTTTTTATTTAATGAAAGGAAAAGAAAAGATTGAAATACTTATTTGTATTAAAGAAAAGAAAGATTGAAATACTTATTTGTATAAAATTGAAAACTATTTTGATACTATAGTAAATGATAAGAAGAAACAAGAAAGTAAAGCGACGGATTCTACATAATGGAGTTCCGGATGAATCAGCGTATGTCATTGATGATTCCGCGCGTATTCCCTCAATGGGTTGACGAAGAAACAATTGTTAAAATTTTCCACGAGCAGCATATTGGAAATGTCTACAAGGTAAGTATTATCCGACAACCGGATGGTCGGCGAGGCAATTATCCAATTTACAAAGCATTTATTTATTTTAATGCATGGTATAAGAATGAAATTGCGTTCAATTTTCAAGAACGCATCATGAATAAAAGAGAGACCAGAGTAGTGTATGATGATCCGTGGTATTGGGTAGTTTTCAAAAATACTGAACAACGCCTTAGCAATAACGATATGCGAATAATGCGTCTTGGAAATCAGTTGGTTACTTTGATTAACTACACTGAAACAATTGAAGCGCGTCTCGCCGTTATTGAAGAAAGGGAAAGGGACTGTGAAACTGAAAGAGCATTAAAGGTATCAAATAATTTATTTGGTAAACATTCCAATACTGAAATGAATAAGTT